CGACACAGTGGTCATTGGCCAGGGACAGGATCTCGTTCCGCTCAGCCAGAAGGCGCTGGTACTCGTGATCATTGCCGGACCGGTGGGCGCGCTTGGCCTTCTCCATCACCACGGCGGCCCGGCGGCGCTCCTTGTCATAGTGAGGGTGGCAAAGCACCAGGTGATCCAGCTGCTCAGGCAGCGGGCGGCGCAGCAGGATTGCCATGGCCATACCACCGGCCTCGTCGCTGTCCAGCGTGGCGCTGAAGTGCGTCAGCAGCGACGCAAGGGCTTGTTCATCCCCCAGGTGGTCTGCCATCAGGAACTGGAGCCCCTGGGGGTTGTTCTTTGCAGCAACCTGCAGGGCGCCGATAAACTCGTTCCGGCCCAGAGCATTGAACTGCCTGCCGGCGGCGGGCTCATGGAGCGCCCCCTTCGGCGAGAATAGGCGCAGAGCCATTTCGATAGCATGGGTCATGGTTTGGTCCTCTGGTCTGGGTCCTGGTTGAAGGCGGCAAGCAGCCAGGCACGAAGCTGGCCGGATTTGATGTGTTCCGGGGTAACCTCCAGCACGGTCCACCCGAGCAAGGTGGCCTCGTTCATCTTTGCCCGGTCCTCTACGAACCCCCTCCCCCGGGTGTGCCGGCCACCGGAGTGGATCCCGCCGTGGACCTCAAGGGCGAGCTTCTGCTCCTCCCAGGCGTAGTCGAAGCGCCATTTGCGCTTGGGGTGAAACAACAGCTCGGTGGCGGGGTCAGGTAGGCCGACCAGCTGGGTCAGCACCTTGCTGTGCAGGGTGTCCACCTGCTGCGCCTTCTTGACCCTGTTCACCACGGCCTTGGCTTTCGGATTGTTGCCGAGCAGGCGGCTGACATCGATAGCAGAGAGGTGGATCATTCGAGATGCGCCTCCATGAAGCTGGCCTTGGCGTTCTCCAGCTGCCCGATGAGGGAGAAAGGCTGATAGCCGTTCGCCCAGGCGCGCGAGCAGGAGTAATCGCTGTTGACCGTCACGATGAGGCAGTTGATGACCTCTCCGCGCTTGGCGCTCTCGAGTATCTGTTCAAGGGTGGAGACGACATTGATGCCGCTCTCCTTGCTCACCTCTGTGAGGCTGATGACCTTGTCGCTCATGCCGCCCTCCCGATGGTGTTCTTGCGCAGCTCGGCCACTTCCCGGGCTACCTGCTCCAGCAGATCCTCCTCGCTGCCGTGCTCCTGCTGCCAGGTGCGCGGGGCGGCGTGAAATCCGGTTGGGTAGCAAGCGCGGTGGTGCCTGGGGCACAGTGGCAGCACTCTGGTGTGCTCGGCGCGCTGGGCCATACCAGACCCAGAGCGCACATGATGGATTTCCGCTGGCGTGGCGCCATGCCCGGCATTGCGGCAGGCGATGCAGCCAAGAGAGCTCACATCGTCCAACCACTGCTTATCCGCCTTGGTCTTGCTCATGCAGCCCTCCCGTATGCCGCCACCCAGTCAAAGCCGCGGCGGGATTCATCCCCGAACTTCACGCCCTGCTCAGCGCCGAAGGACTGCGCCAACTCGATGAGATCGCGCATCTCGCGCACTGTCATCCGCGATGTTGACTTGCCCAGCACCACGAAGCCGTTGCCGTCGATGTTCGGCACTACGTCCTGCTGGTACAGGGCCGCGCTGAGCACATGCTTCCAGTCCTCCTTGGCGAGCTTGCGGCCGTGCCAGACCACCTGCTCGGCGATGTCGGTCATGACTGCCCAGAACAGAGCGTTCTGGGCAAGACTCCGGGTCATCTCCTTGATTTCGAGGACCAGCGGCTTGTCCTGGTCAACCGGCAGACTTGCTACCAGCTGGCAGGCGCGGGCGCGGATTTCAGGGCTGCGCAGGAAGTGCTTTGGATAGCTCATGCCACACCCCGCTCAGAAGACTCAACGATTTCCACGATCCTCTCAAAGAGTCGGGTATCAACGTCATCTATCTCTGCCTTCAGGGAGTAAACGTGCTCTAGCTTTGCATTCCTGTACGCATCATATGCGCTTTGCGGGTTGTCAAAATAACCCAAGTGCTTTCGCTTGCCACGCGCAGTAAGCTCCGCACGAAACATCTGCTTTCCGGAGTTAAAGTGAACCCCAAGCGGCCATTTGCCACGCCCTGCTCGGTGATCGACGGTCAGGAGATTTAGCCATTGCGGAACATAAACACATGCATCTGGCCCGTAAATCTTGTTTCCAGGCTTCAGGAGGTCTTTGTCTAGATGCCAATCTCTGGTGTGATTTTTTCCCCACCAGGATAGGAAGTTGGTAAACACAGTCCACTCTGCGCACACATGCACATCGGAATATGTTTGATTTTTTTTCTTTTCTTTCTGGCTCAACGAGCGCTTCAGAACACCTATCCATGCTGTGTAGGCAGGGTGGGATACTCGCTTGCCATCAACAACAATTTGCGTGATAAACGGCGCGTCGTTTATTCCTGCACCATGTACCGGCTTACGCCGCGCAAGCGCATTCGCGCTAGGCTTGGTGCTTTCCAAAACGTCGATGAAGTCATATGGATTAACGGTTTTCACCGCTTGCTTGGTCATGGTCTAGGTCCTTTGGTCAAACTGCCGGGTGGTCTAGGTCCGGCACTGGCAATGGTACGGGGCGCTACCCCCTGTGTCACTGGTTGGCAAGGCCCTCCCCTTCGAAGTTATCCACAGCTCCAAACGAAGCATCACACCGCAACACCAGCACTGGCGCGGCTCTCAGCCGTGCGGCTTCCTCCGCCACTCGATCCGGCGTCGTGCTCTGCACCAGCCAATGCCCTGCGCCACGCCGCTGGTCGGTGTATCCCAGCGCATCGATCTCGTCGGCCACCTCCAACAGCACCCGCTCCCCACTCCAGCCACGAATGGCCGGGTAAATCACAACTCGGCAGAATTTTGCCTCGCGCACAGCGGCGATCACGTCTTGGTTGAACATTCCTAAATCCTCCCTGTGATGGTGTAACCACGCTGACGGCGTTCGGTGGTAATCCTCTCCAGCTCAACCTGGACGGCATCGCTCGTCACCACGCCATCACGCTGCAGCACGGTAACGGTCGCCACCATCTCGCACGCCCGGATGGATATCGCCAGCTTGGATGATGCGACCGGAGCGGCGGCAGGAAGTCGGCGCAGTATCTCTGCCCGTACTTCTGCCGGACGCGGGGCGAACTGGCGCTCCACATCGGCCGCCATGTCCTGCACCACCTCCCGGATCTGGGCTGGAGTGAACCCGCGCAGCACGCCACCCCAAGCCAACGCCACACCGCGGGCATTGGCATCCAGCTGGTTGGCGCTGGCAGGCCAACTCCCGGCCATCAGCGGCAGCAGCTCCTCAGCGATGAATGCGGCCATGCGGGCGCTCATGGCGGGTGCATCCTGGTTGGCTGGCAGTGCGGTCACGTTAGAGGGGAGTGTCGTCGTCATAGCTGACAGATCCCGATTCGATGAGACTGCGCGCCTGCTGCTGGGCGGCGGCAATGTTGGACATCGGCTTGCGCTTACCCTCGAAGCCCTCCCACTCGCCGTTCAGACAGCGCGGGCGACCGATCTGAACCCAGCGTTGGGCGCCAGCCAGGTACCCGGCGAACTTCTGCGGCGCAAACAGGGTCATTGGCCGCAGGTATTCGGCCATTTTCAGGTTTGCGGACCAGTGCTCGCGCTTGAAGTCGATCACCAGTTGCAGATCGGCCACGGAGTAGCCCTCCGCCAGTCTGGCGTTGATGTTCTGCAGGGTGGTTGGCTTGGCCTGATAGCGGCGATTGCATGCGGCGTTGAGGTGGTTCAGCACAGCCAGAGAATCCGCTGATGGCTCTGCCGTTTTTTTAGCCGGTTTTGTTTCGTCAGAAACAGAACAAGAGATCTGTTTATTATCTTCAGAGTTTATATTGTTATTAATGATAAGATCTTCGGCATGATACTCCGCACCTAACTCCGCGCCGCTGAGTTGGCGATCACCCTCTAACCCTATATCTGGTGCACTCTCAAACTCCGCGCCATACTCCGCGCTAAAGTGTTGCGAAACTCCGCGCTGATAAGCATCGAAATTCAGCAAGCTGATGATGGTGTAACCGCTCTTGCCCTGCTTTGTCGTCCTGCTGATCGCCCCTTCCCCCTCGAAATGGTCCAGCGCCCGGCGAGCCTGATCCTCAGACACGCCACACGCTTTTCCGAGCGAACGAGCAGAGCAAGCCAGTTGGCCTCGATGAATGGTGAGGCGGTTGCTATTGAAGGTGACTTCACGGCTCTCGTAGGCCGCATCCAGCAGCAAATGCAGCCACACGGACTTCTTGGCTACATCCTTGTACCAGGGGGCATTCAGCATCGACGAGTAAGCGAGGCGGAAGCCATTGCGGGCATTTTCGCTCACGTTGCTACCTCTGCTGATAGGTTTGGAAATGGGGGCGCCTGCCCCCGGGAATTTGATAACGGTGTTCATGCTGCCTCCTCATCGACAGCGGGAAGGTCGATTTCTGACAGGTGGAGGTCAATGCGCCGACCAATGAACTCCATGCACGGTCTCGCCATGGAGTTGCCGATCGCCTTGTAGCGCGGGCCGTCTGCGGCCATCCGGTGCGCATCGTCATCAGGCATGTCTGGGAAGTGGCGGCGCAAATAGGCCAACTCATCTGCAATAAGCTTGTTGCGCTTAGCAGACGGGATCATCGTGTGGTTGTCTGGAAACCCCTGCAGGCGCTCGCACTCTACTGGGGTAAGGCGGCGAACTGCCATGCCTACCATCGCAGCAGGATAACCCTGCCCTACCTTTCCACCTCCGCTTGAGAGTGCTCCCGTTATTTTCCCATCCCCTCCCTCAAGGCGAACCTCTTGGCGGCTGTTCTCTGCGAAGGCAACTGCCGGCGGACACCCTGCATTCGCATGGCTGCCTGCATGTCCGCCAGCTCGCAGTGTCGGAGACATGTCCTCAGACGCATCACCGCCACAGTCCTTGGAGCTGAACGCTATCGGCACAATAGGCTGCCCTCTCCCGGTGCCATCCTCACTTGCGTCGAAGTCCTCAGCTGTAAGCGTGTGGGTGATGTTGCCAGTGACGCAAGGCGCATTCTCTCGCACCAGTTCATCCCAGTTATTGGCGGCGAAGATGACGCGCTGGTCGTGGTCTTTGATGCTGCTGTATTTTGCTAAAACGGCATTCTCCTGCCCCTGATTGCGGCCCAGCGTGTGTGCCAGCTCTACGTTGGTGTCAGGGTCTTGGGTGCCGTGGACAACCATCGTCTCAGTTTCATAGTCGATGCGGCCCATACCTCCAGCATTGAGGCAATGGGAAATGTGCCCGGTACTGGTAGCAAGAGGTATCAGGTGTCCTGCTTGTCCTTGGTTGTCGTCTGCGCCACACGTTCCAACACCGTTTGCAGTAAGGGCGGCAACTGCCTTCCCCGCTTCTCGGCTCGGCGCAGAATCCCGGCGCACGCCTTCGCACTCAAAAAGAACTTTTGCGGGATCGAACCCTTCTCGAGCACTTGCGACAACGAACACACGGCGGCGGCGTTGGGCCACTCCGAAATATTGGGCATCGAGGATCCGCCACGCGATTGCTCTTTGGGGGCCAAGCACACAACCAGCGTTTTCCCATCTGCGCCCTGGAGGGACGAGCTCGCAATCTTCCCCTGCAAGGAAGCCAAGGAATGCGCCAAAAGCGTTGTCTTTTGACGAGAGGACGCCTGGGACGTTTTCCCAGACGGTGATGCAGGGAACATCTCCAGCTGCTGCTCGTTTTTGATCAATGGCATTGGCAAGCTCCACGTACTTGATAGTCAGAAAACCACGGTCATCAGCCAGCCCCTCGCGGGCACCGGCAACGGAAAACGCCTGGCATGGCGTTCCGCCGACAAGGATGTCGGGAGCCACGACATCCCCCTTGAGGACAGCGGTAGCAATCTTGGTCATATCGCCAAGGTTGGTGACATGCGGCCAGTGGTGCGCCAGTACCGCGCTCGGGAACGGCTCAATCTCGGCGAACCACGCAGGGTTCCAGCCAAGCGGCTCCCAAGCCAGCGAGGCGGCTTCAATGCCGCTGCATACGCTTCCATAAATCATGCCACCACCCCCTGCTCGGTGTAGGCGCAGGCCTGGCACTCAAAGGCGCTGTCATTGGTGCCGGACTGCAGCTCACTGCCGCACTGCGGGCAATGGTCGAGGTCATGCGGCAAAGAATGCGGCAAGGGGTGGCCCTCACGGGCCTGGGTAGAATTGGTCATTGTTGGGTCCTGTTATGTTGCTGCCCGGTGGTGAGGCGGGCCAAGGAAATTAGGCGCTAGGCTGGTTCTCGGCGCGTTCAAGGGTGCGAGCCTCAAGCTCGCGGGCCAGGCGCAGGGCCTGGCGGTCAGTGCCGGCGGCATGAGCGGTCGAGATCAGCGGCTCATCGAGATAGAGAGCCAGCTCGTGCATGACTGATTTCAGGATGATGTTGTCGCGATCGCTGACGTGCTGGGATGCAGGGCGCGGTGGACGGAGTTGCATGATCATGGGTTACCTCCCGAGGACGAAGTTGATGAGTTTTTGCAGGGGGCGCAGTGGGCGCTCCTCGTTGTAGGCGGCCTCGTCTTCCTGGCTGAACTGGAGCAGGCCGCGCTCGGGCAGACCGGAGCCATCCAGGATCTCCTCGACGGTCACGGGCGGGAATCCCTGCTCGAGCAGGCTTCGATTGGCCCGTTTGACGGCCCTCGCCAATATGTTGGGCTCGTGCTGAGATATGGCCTTGAGCAGGATCAGCAATGAAGCGCGCGCAAATGCGGTTTCAGTCATGCCACACTCGGCGCCGACTTCTTGCCATACCTGGCGCTGGGCCGGGGTGCCGCGCACCCGCAGCGGGGAGCGGGTGCTCATATTTTCATGATCGGGGAGCGTTACTCTTCCCATGGGGTTGGTCCTCTATGTTGGATAGAAAAGCGGGCCGGTGGTCAGGCGGCGATGGGCTTCAAATAGCCAAGGTCGATCAGGCGTCGGGTCAGCCACTGCTGACCTTTGCCGGTCACCATGGGCGTGAAGGTGGGGACGGTCTCATCGTTGTGGGTGCGGGTGCCCTCCTTGACGGTGAAGTACCCACGCTCGATGTAGTCCTGAAACGGCAGGTTGTGCCGGTTCCCGCCGCTCATCAAGATGCGATGATCGCGCAACGCCCGAAACAGCACGTTCTGGCCGAGCCCGACAGCGCGGGCGTAGTTGCCGATATTGACGCCCTTGTCGTCACCGGCAACGCGATCGGCAAATGCCACCTTGGGCGCCTGCACTGCCAGCAGGTGGTTTTTCTGTTCCACCTCCAGCGCAAGGCGTCCGGCCTCAAGCAGCGCGGCGGCATAGGTCTGCGGGATCTGCGGCCCCTGCTGGGATTCCAGCTCCTGCCAGCGCTTGATGATCGCCATCCGCAGGGCGGCACTGTAGCCAGCAACCAGGCAGAGGGATTCTTCCTTGGTCAGCAAAAGGCACGGCTGGGTGCGACCTCTGCCGTCTTTGTAATCGGCTGGCTTTTCAGCCGATTGAATTTCGACCAGCATTTTGCGGATATCGGCCAGAACGTTCTTGTGCTCTTTCCCTGTCAGTTCAGCGATCTCAACGCTGCTCATGGTCTGGTCGTTGTTGTTGATAAGGCTCAGATTGGTCATGGTCTTGGGTCCTGTGGATGGTTGGGCGACTGGTTAGGCCGCTTGGTTGGGTTGATAACGACCGGCAGCCCTCACCTCATCAGGCGAATAAGTCCCGCCAGACAGGTCGCTGATGATCTCGGAGTAATTCGTCTCCCCGGTAAATTCAGTGCGGGGAAGACAGTCGCGAGCCAGCCACTTGTATACCGCGCGCGGGCTAATCTTCGCCGCCTTGGCGATATGGATGACTCCGCAATGGGAGATAATGGTCTTGAACGATGACATGATATGCCTCCTTGATGTACTCGCAGTTCATAATAAACGTGAACTGATTGAGACTCAAGATATCGTTACGATTGAACCCATGGTACAAACTAACGATGAAAGGGCAGCCTTCGCCCAGCGACTCCAAAAAGCAGCTAACGCTGCTGGCCTGCCAAGTCGTGGCCGAGGCGCAAAAATAGCCCAACACCTCGGGGTCACCCCAAAGGCCGTCAGCAAATATTTTAATGCTGAGGCCATCCCTGCGCGTGACACCATGATCGCCCTGGCCAACATGCTCGGGGTGTCGGTTTCCTGGCTTCAATACGGTGAATCGGAATTGGAGTTAATGACCCGCACACCGCAGCGGCTGATCCCAGTGCTCGATTACGTTCAGGCGGGCGCCTGGACGGAGGCTTGCGGGGCCACTGATATTGATGGCAGCACCGAATACATCTATGCGGATCCACGAATGGGGAAAAATGCGTTTGCCCTGCGCGTCAAAGGCGACAGCATGTTGCCAGAGATCCGCCCCGGCGATGTTGTGCTCATTGACCCAGACGCAAGCCCCCGCCCCGGGGAGTTTGTGGTTGCCAAGAACGGCAACGGCGAGGCCACGATCAAACAATACCGCCCACGCGGAGTGAATGATAAGGGTCAGGAGTGGTTCGAGCTGGCACCGCTCAATGATGTATTCCCAACCATGAGATCAGACCTGCAAACGATCCAGTTGATTGGCGTCGTGGTGGAGCATCGGCGCAGCACCAGAAAGGCGTTATAAGCAATAGGGAGGAACCCCATGCAGATGGAAGACGTGCTCACGCTATTGGGTTTGGCAGGGGGTATTTACTGGCTGGTCAACAACCGAACAAAAGCCAGCACACGCGAAACAATCACCGAGCGGAAAACAATACTCACTGACTCGGGCTCAATCACCTACGAACGCCAGCGGGAAATAGACTCCAAGCAGATGGCGATCATGCGAGAGGGGGTACGTCAGTTTGAAAAAAGCAAAAACGTCACCCCCGTCAATACCGAGCCCCAGCAAGCGATAATCAACCGCGACACGGCCACCCATCTCACCGCTATCGCCAGCACAAAGGCCAATATCCCGGTGGCAACCCACAAACCTATCCAGCAACAACCCATTGAGCGGCCTGCCCCTCAACCACCAACGACAGTAACCCGCACAACCTACAGCGTGATTGATGAACCCCCAGCCAAGGGTGTTGTGATCGAGGCGATAAAAACTACCCCACAATCAGTCAAACGCTGCCCTAAGTGCCGGAAAACCAAGCCCACCCCTTCGTTCCGCTCCAACTCAAACACCCCGGACGGCCTGACAAAATGGTGTATCGACTGCATGACCTCGCCAGGCGAAGAGCGCCATTATAAGATTTGCCCTAAGTGCGGTATGCGCCGCCTGAAAACAAACTTTGAAGAAAATAAGAACAGGCCTGATAAGCTAACCAAATGGTGCCGTTACTGTCTGAATCGCAAGTAGCCACGACCCCACCAAAAGCCGCGCAATGCGGCTTTTTTTATGCCCGCAGAAAAGCGCCCACAGAAAGAGCGAAAAAAAACTTGCATTAAATGAACCGCTAGTACACCATAAACCACATCAGGTACACGTTGTACTGAGCACCACCAGGGCGACAGCATCGACCGGTAGCCAGACGTAACAAATTCAGTACCACCCGGCAACAGGACCCAGCCCCAACCAGGGCAGCAGTGAAGCGCCTGACCAGCGCGTAAGAACGACAAAGCCCGCACAAGGCGGGCTTCGAAGGACCGGGTACCACCCGGTCAGTGAAAGCCGAGGGACCAACCCCAGCAATCAGGACCCAGCATGACGAATCAACTGGGAATTAGCGAGGACCACCCGCTAACAACGGAGACTGTATCATGACCAGACGCCTTTTTTCCAGAGCCGCGAAAAGCGCCGACCAGATCGTTGCCGCCATCGCCGACCGCCTGAACGGCAACGCCGCCCGCCGCCGAACCATCAAGCAACGCTTGACGGTTGCCATGATGGCCACCGAGCGGCACCAGATTGTTGCAGCCCGCGCAGCCCAGAAGCGCACCAACGGCCTCACCACGAGTAACAACCTTCTCAAATGGCGCGCTGAGTTCCACCGCCACTCAGTCTGATATCCCGGGTCTGGCGCTTCCCTGATAGCGCCGTAGCCAAAGCCTCTTTCTCAAGCACCGCAAGGATGCTTTGGCTTCGCTCACGCCAAATTCGGCTGGGCCTGCTCTTTAACAACCTGGAACCGGCTCACAACCACCAATCCCGATGCCGGTAGGGATGCGCCGATACCCCGTTAAAACCGGAAAGCGGCGTGTGAAAGTGAACGATTTATCACTCGACTATTGCGACATCAACACAACAGGGAGTGCGAACGATGTAACCGACAGCCGTTAGAAGCGGCCAATCCATGCGCCAGTAATGATGGCGCCCCGAGTTCTCCGCGTGGGAAACCAGCTTTGCATCTGGTTAGGGTCAATAAACCAAGTGGCATGGGTAGAGCAGTCCACAAATCTGGGGTGGACACCTGTTATTAGCGGCGATAGCGCGACAGCACGGACGGCTTACCAGAAGGCGCCGGATGACGTAACCGGCAACCCGCTGGCAACAGCGGGTATCCCAAGGCGGCTCCGGTGGAGCTGGCAACACCATAGCGTCGAAGCTGTGGCCGCCTTCGGATAAACCACCACAGGACCCAGACCATGAAAAATCTGACCGAAGCCCAGGTGATGGGCTTTCGCGGCGCGATGGTGCCACCCACCCGCCGCAAATATGACGTAGATGCCGCCCCATCCGCCGAGCAAAAGCGGATGGCCAAGACCAAAGCCACTACCCGCCGCGCCATCGAGAAGTATCACGAAGCGCTCGCCCTCCGTCGTGAAATGGAGCTCTAGCCATGACCAATGAAACCACCCTGCTCGCCCTGCTGGAGAGCCAGGAGGCCGAGGCCAACGCCAAGGCCGAGTGGGTCGCCGAGTGGATCGCGGCCAACCGTCCCCTGCTACTGGCCGGGGAACTCGATACCGACCTGTCCACCCTGCTGGCCGAGGTGAACCACGACCAGGGCCTGCAGCTCAACCAGGCGATGTTCCTGCTGATGACCGAGGGCGATCCTGCCCCGCTGATGCAGCTCACCAAGCAGTTGATGGACGCTGCCCTGGCCGCCCTGGCCAAGGAAGCATGGGGTTATCACCTCGCCGCCCTGCACGACGCCATGAGCGAGGACCAATGGGAGCAGTACCAGCACAGGAGTGCAGCATGAAAACCACAGAAACGGGCATTTTAACGCTGGTGCGAGATCACGCCTTCTGGGCCGATGAGGTTAGCAGGCTAAAGGCGCTGGGTTCTGATGCTTATTCTCGGTGCAAAAGCGTTGATACAGCTGGGGAGGGAAGTAACTTTCACTCCTTTGGCACTCCATGCCTCGAGACGGTTGTGAATGAATACCGGTCACTAAAACAAGACCCTTACGAATGCATTGAGTTCGAAGAGTTCTATCGGGAGTGCGTCGATAAGGATGAGGTTTGTTGCTGGTGCCAGAAAGTGCGCGAGTACAAATTGAAGCGAGTCAGGGCGAGGGTGAGGCTTGGCCAAATTAGAAGCGCCATCACTCGCATAGGTCGCAGACTGACAGCAGAAGGAGGTCCACTATGAACGCCATCGCCGACACCTCCGCCGCGCACCCGCTGGGTCGGGTGTTCGGCCTCTCCAACGAGGAGTACCACGCAGGCCCCGGGGTCAGCAAAAGCCAGCTCGACCAGATCGCCGAGAGCCCGGCAACTTACATCTGGGCCAAGAATGCCCCGCTCGACCAGGAGAAACTCAAGGCCTTCGACATGGGCAGCGCCATCCACTGCCTGCTGCTGGAGCCCGACGAGTTCAAAGACCGCTTCATCATCGCCCCACCGTTCAACCGCCGCACCAATGCCGGCAAGGCAGAAGAGGCCGAGTTCCTGGCCAGCTGCGCAGAGCTGGGCAAGACGGTGATGGATGCCGAGGAGGGACGCAAGCTCTACCTAATGCGCGACAGCGTGATGGCCCACCCGGACGCACGCTGGCTGCTGGAGCAGGAAGGGCACAGCGAGGCCTCCTTCTACTGGATTGACCCCCAGACCCAGGAGCTGTGCCGGATCCGCCCCGACCGCCACCTGAGCAATCACCCCATCATGATCGACGTGAAGTCGGTGGACGATATGGGGCGCTTCGAGCGCCATGTCGAGGACTTCCGCTACCACGTGCAGGATGCCATGTACTCCGAAGGCTTCCACCGGGTGATGGGCGAGGAGCCGGAATTCGTCTTTCTGGCTGTCAGCACCAGCGTGAACTGTGGCCGCTACCCGGTGCGGGTGCGCCCCCTGACGGATGACTGGAAGGATGCAGGCAAGGACCTGTTCCGCCGCGACCTCCATCGCTTCCACGACTGCCGGGTCAACAACGACTGGCACGACTTCAAACCCCTCCAGCGCCCAGCCTGGGCGACAAGGAAAGCAGCATGAGCAACATCACCAGCCTCAAACAGCAGGCGGCCGATAACTTCGCCGCCCAGTTCCCCATCCTCGTCCAGCGTGGCATCGACGAGCCGACCTGGAACGCCCTGTGCAACACCATCTACCCGGGTGCCAACCCCGATTCGGTGGTCATGGCCATCGACTACTGCAAGGCGCGCGGCCTGGACATCCTGCTCAAGCCGGTCCACCTCGTCCCCATGCAGGTGACCGATGCCCGCACCAAGGAGAAGGTATGGCGTGATGTGCCGATACCCGGGATCGGCATGTACCGGATCCAGGCCGATCGCTCCGGCAACTACGCAGGTGCCGACGAACCCGTGTTCGGGCCGGATGTGACCGAGGAGTTCCAAGACCCCTACAACCAGAGCGCCAAGATCAAGGTCACCTACCCGCAGTGGTGCAAGTACACCGTCTACAAGATGGTCAATGGCCAGCGGGTTGCCTTCCGCGCCATGGAACGCTGGAAGGAAAACTACGCCACCCAGAGCGGCAAGACCGAATGCCCCAACGCCATGTGGCGCAAGCGATCCTACGCCCAACTCGCCAAGTGCACCGAGGCGCAGGCGCTGCGCAAGGCCTGGCCGGAGATCGGCAGCGAGCCCATCGCCGAGGAGATGGAGGGCAAGGAGATCATCATCAACGAGATCCCAGGCAACCAGCCACAGCAGACTTCCCCAGCGAAGAGCCGCACCCTGGATGCCATCCGCAGCCAGAGCACCGAATCGGTCACCCTGGAACATGAGCAGATGGCCGAACCCGCCCAAGCGGACCACGCCAACGCCTACGCCGACCACTGTGCCGCCATAGAGGGATCCAGCGATACCGCCGAGTGGCAGCAGGCCTACACCACCGCCTGGACCTGGGCCAACGAAACCGGCGACCAGAACATCATCGCAGGTATCAAGCAGATCGCCGGCGAGCGCAAGAAGCAGCTCAGTGCCGGGAACGGCGCCCAGCAATAACCAACAAGGCCCGCTCACTGCGGGCCTTTTCAATCCCAAGGACCCCACCATGACCGAACAAGCCACTGTCGAAAAGACCAAAGCAGACAACACCCAAGCCCAGCTGGTTGTCATCGAACCCACCACCGCCGTCGCCCTGTTCACCGAGGGCCAGGGCGTGGCTGAACTGCTGGCCGATATCCGCCAGAAGGCAACCAGCCTGGTGCCCGACATTACCACCCCCAAGGGGCGCAAGGAGATCGCCAGCGTCGCCCATGCCGTTGCCCGCACCAAGACCTACCTGGACGGGCTCGGCAAAGAGCTGACCGACCAGTACAAGGAGATCCCCAAGCGCATCGACGCCAACCGCAAAACCCTGCGCGACACCCTGGACACCTTGAAAGACGAGGTGCGCGCCCCGCTCACCCAGTACGAAGCGGCAGAGGAGGCCCGGGTGGCAGCACTGCAATCCCGACTGGCCCGCCTCAATGAACTGGGATCCTCTGCCAGCATCGAGATCGCCGCCGCCGACCTGCAGGTCATGCTGCAGGAGGTCGAGCAGAACGCCATGGACGACACCTGGCAAGAGCTGCTGCCCCAGGCGACCGTCGCCAAGGAGCTCGCAGCCAAGCGCCTCGGCGAGGCCCTGGCTGCCCGCCTGAAGTACGAAGCCGAGCAGGCCGAGCTGGAGCAACTGCGCCAGAAGCAGGCCGAACAGGATCGCATCGACCGCGAGCGCCTGATAGCCGAGCAGGCGGCGGAGCAAGCCCGCCGGGAGGAAGAGAATCGCCAGCGCCTGGAGCGTGAAGCCGCCCAGCACCGCGAGCAGGAGGCCCAACGCCAAGCCCAGGTGGCACAGCAGGCTGCAGAGCAGGCCCGGCGTGATTCCGAAGCCGCCGAGCTGGCCCGCCAGCAGGCCGAAGCAAACGCTGCACGCCAGGCGGAAGAGGCCGCCGCCCGGGCAGCAGAGCAGGAACGTCAGCGCATCGCCGACGAGCAGCGCCAGAAAGCCGCAGAGGATGCTGCGCGCTCCGCCGACATGGAGCACCGCCGCACCATCAACAACGCCATCCTGATGGACCTGATGGGCCTAGGGATCGATGAGGGGAAAGCCATCAACCTCATCAAGCACATCGCCAGCAACAAGATCGACCATCTGACCATCAACTACTGATCACCCGCCCCGCCGCCAACGGGGCCCTTGCACTCCCAGAGGACCAACCATGACCACGCTGAACCCCAGCGAGGCGACCAGTCTCGCCCTGAACACCCTCACCAGCCAGATCCGCAACATCCTGCTGATGCCGGACGCCCCGGCCAAGGCCGCCATCGGCAGCTTCGAAACCCTGCTCAACGCCAACCTGACCATGATCAGCGAGGCGGCCAACGCCCACATCGACGAGTTCAACACCCTGATCGGCGAGCTGGAAGGCCGGGATGGCGAGCTGCTCACCCAGGCTGCCCTGGTCAGCGAGCTGCGCCAGCAGGTTGCTGAAGCCGAGCAGCGCATCGTTGCCGCACGGCAAGAAGGCGCCGCCGAGCTGGAAGCCAAAGCAGGCGAGCTCTACAAGGCGCAGCGCGCCCTGAACGAGATTGAGGCCAAATTCAGCGCCCTGCAATTCACCTCCCGCCAGACCGATCGCCAGCTGGCTGACCTCAAGGCCATGGACCCGGCAGGAATGAAGCGCCGCATCAAGGAGAAAAACGACCAGCTGGAGCTTCAGCGCACCGCGATCGCCAAGCACAAGAGCAATGAGGCCGCCTACCGCGCCGAGGTGCTGAAACTCGAGCGCCGCATCAAAGACCTGCTGGATGCCATCAACGAGCAGGATCGTGAGCTGGAAAGCCGCCACGGCGTCATCATGGAGCTCGAGATCTGCCGTGATGCCAAGCTGGTCTGGTTCAAGCACCTTGCCAAGACCTACAAGGGCGAGGACGGCACGCTCTGGAATGTCTACCTGGTGGATCACGGCCTGCAGTCAAACCTCCCCTACCTCATCAATGACCTCAACTGGAAGCTGCACGCCATGAAATCCGATGGCTCCGGATGCTCGGTCATGCTGAGCCAGTGGATGAACCCCATCTACCCGACGCCTTATGGTGCCGGGGCCCCGGACGACATGACTCAGGACATCTTCGCCTTCATGCAGGAGGCACTGGAGCAGAGTCACCCCCACCTGCAACCCCGCACCGAATGGGCCAAGACAGTCAGCATCCATGAATGCGGCCTGCCGCCGCGCACCATCAAGCCGCTGGAGGAGGCCGGAATCGACACCCTCTACAAGGTGATGAGCCACCAGGGGAACAAGCTGGACAAGGTGAAGGGGATCGGCCAGAAGCTGGTAGGCCAGATCGTCTACGCCTGCGAGCTCAAGGTGAAGCTGTGGGAGGAGCAGTTCGCCGCCAGCAAGCAGGAAGAGCAACACCAGGAGGCAGCATGAGCCTCTACCGCCACCGCGGCATGGTGCAAGACCGCAAGACGAAACAGCTACTCCAACAACGCCAGCGAAAACGCGACGAGATAGAGCGCCGCCAGCTGGCCAGCCAGCTTGGCATCGACCCCAAGGAGGTGCGCTGATGGCGATCCTGATTGATAGCGGCACACCGGCCAGCGACAAGAACTTTTGGGCCACAACATGGGAGTGCTTCGCAGATGCCCAAGCACTCTATGGTCGGCGTTTCGAGTGCGATGTTGCCGCCGAACCACTCACTGCCAAGTGCAGCCGCTACTTCACCAGCCACCTGCTGCTTGATAAGTTGCTGGACTACCGCACCCGGGAAGATGTACGAGCCCAGATTCGTGAGGCCGAGCAGGCTGGCACGGTCTGTATCGGCATCGACAGCCTCAACCTTGACTGGCCAGAGCACTGGTGGTGTAACCCGCCGTTCGACCTGAAACCTGAGTTCATCACCCAGGCCCGCCAGCAGCAAGCCAATGGCAGGCCAGGGATGATGCTGCTGCCATACGAGCCGCTGACAACATGGTGGCGCCGCTTGCTGGCCGAGGATGTGATCATCTACGAGCCGGATGGCCGTTATCAGTTCTACGAGCGCGATGGCGCAACCAGAAAGAGCGGAGCCAACTTCGGTTGCGCCCTGATTGCCTTCCCCACCATGAAAGTGGGTGCATCCCCTCGCATCCCCTTTGTGCGCGGCATTGGCTCTAAGCGCGCGGCCTGATACCACCAATCCATCCACCGCCAGCCATACAGAAACGGTGGATAAGTCGAGGACCCCCATGAAAGCCACGGAAAACCCCTACTGCGGTGCAGTAGTCATCGGGTTGGGCGTCGTCATGCCCGATCCCAAGCAGCCAGGCAAGTTCGTTCTGCCTGGCGGCATCACCTGCGACCGGCAAACCGCCGAGGCCGCAGCCAAGAAGATCCACGACCTGCAGGCCAAGAAAGCCCGCAACTAACCGACCAAAGGACCCAGACCATGAACCATTCCGTTATCAAATCCGCCAGCATCTACAGTGCCAAGCTCCCAGCCATCGCAGCAATGCGCGAACACCTGGCCGAGCTCTCCTTCACTCCGCTCACTGAAAATCAGCTCAGCTGCGCCGGGTTCGAGAACAACCTGGTGACCGGCGAGCTTGTTACCAACCTGCCAGGCGTCGGCTACGCATTCGTCGTGCGCCAAGACACTAAGCTCATTCCGACCAAGATCGTCAACCGCAAGCTCAAAGAGCGCGTTGATGCGCTGATCAGCTCCGGTCTGCGGGAGAAGGTTACTCGCAAAGAGAAACTGGCCATGAAGGACCAATTGATTGTTGAGATGGCCGCCACGGCTGAATATGAAACCACGCTCATCCACGCCCTGTACGACCAGAGCAACGAGTTGCTGTACCTCAACACCACCACCAAGCGCCCGCTCAAGGTGGTCATGCACCTGCTGGTGAAGTGCATGGGCTCCCTCAAGACCCAGACCATCCACATCGACGACATCAAGATGGGGATCAGCAACCGCCTGAAAGACTACCTGACCGATAGTGCAGAGCGCCCGGAAGCGCTCGGCCCCTTCTCCCCGCTCCAGTTCGTCAAGCTCAAGTCTGCCGACACCGCGCAAGAGATGGTGACCTTCAAGGGCATGGATCTCAACGGGGATCGCGCATCCGATGTGGTTTCCCTGCTGGAAGCTGGCTACCAGGTGGAAGAGCTGGAACTGTGGCACGAACCCATCAGCTTCAAGCTAAACAGCGATTTCAGCCTGCGCGCCATCACCATTCCGGATTACGACTCTGATGATGATGCCGATGACTACGCCCACCACTGGCGCCAGTGCAACGCTGCGAACCTCATCCTGCTGTCGAAGGCCATCACCGACCTCTGCACCATGATGGACTACCAAGCCCCGGCAGAGGAGAAAGCGGCATGTGAAGCAGTTCCGGCAGATCAAGACCAGCTTTATCAAGATGCCGTTGAATTCGTAATGGAGTCAGGCAGGGCTTCTGTCAGTGCAATCCAGCGTAATTTCAGGATTGGATACAACCGCGCAGCGTGGCTTGTTGAAGCCATGGAGACCAGGGGCATCATAAGTACGCCCGACTCGCAGGGTCTCCGGAAAGTCATTGCCGGAGGTGCCGCATGACCGACCTCACCATAACCGACACCAAGGACGTCTGGGTGGTTTACACCAACACCGACCTCACCGAGGGGCGTGGGCATCAGCACCCGATCCACGTCTGCGGATCAGCATCCACCGCCGCACGCATGGCGACACGCAAGGGCGTCCAGGGGAGCGACGCCAACGTCAGCAAGGAGATCGCCGTGAAGGTGCGCGGCAGTTGGCTGGCGCCGGTGAGCATCATCGAGCCCAACGACGCAGATCGCCGCGCTGACGCGCTCAACGCCGAGCGCCTGCGGGTGATGGACAAGGCCCGGGCCGCTGGCCTGACGGACGACGAAATCAGAATGCTGGGGGATGTATGAACGAACACACCAAGGGCCTGCTGCGGGTGGGCCATTCCGGGGCGGTTGTGGCAGACCACCCCGTCCCAGAAATGAGCGGCAGCGATGCCGTCGAATACTACGGCGGCCACTTGGTCGCCGAGTCAGTCACCGCCGCCAATGCCCGGCGGCTGGCAGCTTGCTGGAATGCCTGCGACGGTTTCACCACCGAAGAACTAGAAGCTCACACCGGGCCTCGCCTGCTGCGCGCTCGCCTTGAGGGTGCATTCGCTAGAATCGACGAGCTGCTTAGCGAACGGAATCGGGTTGGCATTGATATCAGTAGTGCCATTCTCTCCGGCATCGTCCCAGACCGTCACCCTCTGCGCTCGCGACTGGAGTTGCTGGCCAATCACCACAAGCGTGAACTGGAACTGGCTGAGCAACTCAAGGATGCCACCCGGCAGATAGCTGCATTGGCTGACCCGCTTCGCGATGCTAATCAGTACATAGAAGAATCGATCCCAAGCTGCATATCGGAGTATCACAGAGGATGCGATTTGACAGATCGTATCAATGCCGCGCTGGCTGGATCTGCGCAAACCACGCCGAAGCCTGGGTGCGGTTGTCGAACCTGTCACCCGCTAACCATAAACGATATGCGCTTCGTAATATGCCCAGACTGTGGCAACAAGCGCTGCCCGCGGGCCAGTGACCACCGTAACGCTTGTACTGGCAGCAATGAAGCAGGCCAGGCAGGTAGTAGCGCGTTCGCAGCCGCACCAACGCAGCCAAGGAGGTGAGCCGTGCGCTTCAGAGCCCCCATCATCCAGCCCGGCCTGACCCGCACCGAAGCCGAAGAAACCCGCGCCAGATACCTCCGCATTAACCCCGGCGCCCGGGTCACCATCGACAGCCAACCCGACAACCCACAGCTCAAGACCCTGATAGCCCACCTCCCTGTCCTGCCCATCCGGCAGGTGCTGGCACCGGGCTTTATCGGGTACCGCGGCTGGCGGGCATAACCAGAGCCCCGGCCAGTCCGGGGCTTTCTATTTAAGGACCAACCATGGCGAAAATCTACATAGCCGGGCCTATCTCAGGCCTGCCGAACTTCAACCGCGACGCCTTCAATGCCGAGGCGCACCGCCTGCTTGGCCTGGGCCATGTGGCCCTAAACCCGGCGATCCTGCCGGATGGGCTGGAGCAACACGAACACATGGCCATCTGCATCGAGATGGTCAAGATGGCAGATCAGCTGGTCATGCTGCCTGGCTGGGAGCGCAGCGCCGGCGCCAGAGCAGAGCACGCCCTGGCCATCAAGCTCGGCAAGGCCATAATCCTCCCCGTGCCGCACTTGGCTGACGAGGTGGCGGCATGACCAGACAGCGGGCCGCCGGGCTCGCCATCCTGGCCATTAACATTCTGGCCGTCATTGTGGCGGCCGCACTGATTGGAAGGTGGTAGGCATGAGCGGAAAAGAATATCCACTCGACGTTTACGACGTCAGTTGTGATAGGCAGCGCATTTTCATGTCTCGCGGCCATCACGACATCCATGAGTTTATGAGGGCTGTGCGGGCTGATGGATATGACTGCTTCCTCTGCGTTCCAGAGTATCGCTGGGTTAAGGTTGTTCCAGACTCGACAGGTGAGCACAGCCACATCTTCGCCTTCGTCAAAGAAGGCACTCGTGGCGCCTTCCCGGCAACCTACTCATGGGAGGCGCACAAAGACGAAACCTACGAGGCAAAACACCCGGCTACATCATCTGCCGCTGATTAACGGCCCTTCCTTCAATCCACCCAGCGCCCCATCCTCTGGGACAGGAGGGCCACGCCATGCAGCAACTTCAACTGACCATCGACCAGGACAGCCAGCTTCTCAACGAGCTGGTCAGCGCCGTGCGCTCCCCCACCCTTTCCCGATCGGCCAAGCTCGCCGAGATCGGCCGCATCCTGGCGCACTTCGACCTGCCCATCGAAGCGCCCCGGGTTGCCGGCCAGCTCTGGAGCGCCACCGAGTTGGGCAGGGAGCTGGGGGTCAGCGCCCAGGCCATCGGCAGGCTGGCCAACCAGCACAACCTGAAAATCACCGAACTGGGTGAATACCGCCTTGACCAGGCGGCAAACTCCCGCAAGCAAGTTCAAACCTTTTACTACAACCAGCTCGGGCGTCACCGGCTCGAGTCTCTTTTAAACGCGAGGACCAAACCATGCAGCAATTTGTCTACCCCTGCGCCAAGTGGGTAAGGCCAAAGCTTTTCGCTGCCCTAACCGGCATGTCAGAGAAGGCAGCCGAAGGGCGCCGCCTGAAAGGAGATTGGCCAGAGGGCCTGGTGTGGCGCCGCGCCCCTGACAACCAGATTCGTTACAACGTTGCGGAGTATGACAAGTGGGTAGAGTCAAGCATGATGATCTAGTGGCTGGCGTCACCGGATTAGAAGTTCATGGCAAAAAACTGCGCATCAACTTCACCTATAAAGGCGTCAGGTGCCGGGAGGTCTTGGACCTCCCCATCACAAAAGCGAACGTGAAATTCGCCGCCAACAAGCTGGCCACAATAAAGCATGAGATCGCCATCAACACCTTCAACTACGCCTCCCATTTTCCAAACAGCGGAACGGCGGAAAAGTTCGGCCCGGTAAGAAAGCGCCATCAACTGGGGAGTGCCTGCGCCGAGTTCTGGAAACTGCTGGAGCCAACTCTCAAGCCGACCACCAGAAAGATTTACCCCTGCGGGTTCAAGTCCTGTCTTGCTATTCTCGGCCCTGAGAGGGACATGGCAAGCTTGAAGCCAAAGGATCTCGAGCGGCTGCGCAACGAACTGATGGCGCAACTGCGGCCTGCCACGGTGAACACCTATCTGAAACGCTTCTGCCAGTTTCTGCTCTGGTGCGAGCGAAACGATATCATGAAAGATGCCGGCAAGATGTTGGCTGGATTCAAGCTGGTATCCTCCAGCAACGGATCACCTGCCGACCCGCTCGAATATTCAGAGTACCTGCTGGCGCTGGATGCCTGCACCCACGTTCAGCACCGGCGCATGATCACCGTATCCGTTTATACCGGCCTGCGCCCCGGTGAGCTTCGCGCTCTGGCGTGGGAAGATATCGACTTCGAAAAGCGGACGATCACGGTAAGGCGCAGTGTCGGCCCGGGTGGCGACTACTTCAAGTTGCCAAAGACCGGCTTGGTCAGGGTGGTGGACATGCAGCCCCCTGTAATAGAGGCGCTATCTGGTCAGCGTGAGCTCACTTACTCGAGAAAGCCGGTAGTGATCAGCGTTGACCAGGAGGTTGGCAAGGAAACCATCTCCGTTAGGCCGGTGTTCTCTCCAAAACTGACCTCGACGTTTGAGCACAACTCTGGAGACTGGTTCACCCAGTCTGGATTTGTGACCATGTGGGTTCGGGTGGTCGAACGATCCGGGATCCGCTATCGCCGTCTTTACCAACTTCGGCATACTTTCGCCAGCTGGAATTTGACATCGCACGGAAACCTCGCTTATATCGCCGACCAGATGGGACACGCAGATCTTGAAATGCTTCAGTCCGTTTACGGGAAGTGGATCGCGTCAGCCAGCAAATCGGAGGCTGCGCGGATCTGGGAACTGATGACGTCAAAAGGCCATTTTGCCCCAACAACGCCCCAAGAAAACGGCGGATAAATATAAGGCATTGTTTTTAAAGTGGTAAAAACTTACATCTACTACCCCGGCATGG